CGGCATGCAAGTTAAAATTGCCCTCGCTGCGTATGCTCATGTCACCAGCTGTGTAGACTTTGACGCCAGTCTCGTCAATTTCGACCCAACTTGACCCATCTTTGTGTGCAATGTAGATCACATTTTGATCATCGTTCATTAACAGTTGATGTCCGTTGGCAGTACGCAGGCGAATTAAATTGTCTTTGCCGTCAACATCACCATCGTCCATGACAAAGGTGTGTCCGCCTTTGCGTGTGGGAACGCTGTATTGATCTGCTGTGATACCACCTGCTGCAACTCGAGCAGCATAGCCTGGATCATCTGCTGGATCTTTGGTTAATGCACGACCCGGGGTTGATATACCAAACACATGACTGGGTGTTTCACGTTGACTGCTGCTGCTGATGGCACCCCTGGTAGGATCTCTATCTAGACCCTGTTTGAATAAAATGTTGGCTTGGAACTCGTGTATGGGTTTTTTGTTGGTGTAGAATGTGCTATTGACTGTACCGTTGACATTCTCATTGAATTCAGCCACGGGCAACACCTGCGGCGGCACATTGGTGTCAGGCAGTATGCTGGGTTTGAGTTCGGCACTGACTGTGGTTTTGTCTATGTTTTTGCTGTATCCAATTGCGGGCAACATCCAGTTACTGAGCACTCCCGACACACAAGCAAACCAAAAGCCACGTTCAGGGTCACCGTTGACAAATGTACACAGCACTTGGTTACCAATGTCGGGCGGTGTCATCCACATGCCATAGCTGTGAGCAACTCCGGTATAATTGTTGTTTACGCTGGTTGCAGGTTGATAAGTTGTGCCCATGTAGGGACTGGCATAGTTTACTGTGCGCCAAAAACTGGGATTGGTTTCATCACCGCCCATGTCCGGGATCCATACACGTAGACGTCCATCTCTAGCAGGGCTGATATTGTCTTTGACAATGCCCAACATGGTGGCTGTGTCAAATCTCACACCCGGAATTGCATCTCTATTATAGAGTTTTGACGTTTTACTGCCCGATACCTTGTCCTGTGCCATTTGTTATCCTAATTTGATGTATGTGCTGCCGTCAACTCTTGTTCCGGTTGCTATGTCAAGTTTGTATTTTCCAGCCAGTGCAAATGCCTGGTCACCGTTGGCTGCTTGTATGGCATTGTTTTGTGCAATGGTTGCGTTGTTTGCACGTATTTGTTCAAAATTGCCTTGTTGGCCCAACACACTATTCTGCTGGCTCAAAGCCTCGTTTTGTGCTCGCAAGCTGTCATTGGCATTTGCCAATGCAGTGATCTGAGTTGTAGCATCTTGTGCATTGGTTGCATCGTTTGCAGCCTTGACATCAGTTGATTGAACTGGCACTGTGTTTCCGTCCGCGCTGGTTGCTTCATCGATGGGTGTTTCCTCGGGAGCCTCAGCCACCGAGGCCAGTTGTTCGTCTTCGGTGGTGTTTGGAACATCACCTGCATAAGCAGCATCAAGATCGCTTCCGGTAGCAGTGCCCACGTTGACCACAGTGGCATCTTCTGTTGCTGCAACTGTTTGATCTGGTGTCACTGGCTCGGTGGATTTTTCTAAGTCTGATCCAGATATAGCTGGATTACTGGTTTGTGATGCCAACTGTTCTGCTGTGGCACCTTCTTGCCCGGCACGTTTTGATGCGGTTTTATCAGCAGCCGGTCTATTGACTGGATCTTGTTTGGGATAGCGAACTAGTTCAAGAGTTTGTAAAAATTTGCCATTCCTAAACTCGCTGTCAACTTTTAACACTCGATAGTAGCCGCTAAATTCACTGACTACGTATTTGTTTTTGCTGTCAAGATCGTACAAGCCTGTGCTGTCATTAAAATCGCTTGGAGTTTTAAAAGTGACCCAACAATAAATTTCACCGTTGTCCATGTTGAGACTACCAGTAGTGCCAGCATAGCGATCATCTTTATCAACCTGTGTTGGGTTCAAAAATAAATCATCTTGTTTAAGGAATTCTGGATCACCCAGTATCTGTAACTTCAAGTTGATCATGTCGCCAGCACTGCTGGTATAGATACTTTGTAATGCGCTGGCTGCGTTTTGACTATCACTGCGCTGAACAATGCCGCCTGCTGTGGTTTGCATGGTACCACTGTTGGTGTCGCTGGTGTGCTGATCAACAGATTTTGAAGTCTCGTTGTCTTTTTTATCTTTATTTTTGCCTTCGTCTGTAGTTTGAGCAGGACCGGTAGCAGCTGATCCGTTGCCACGATCCCCGTTGACACCAGTGTAGTAAAGGCAGTTGAAGTCAATGTCAAAATTTACAACACTTTTATTTTTACCAGTGTAAAGCCAATCGTAACGTTTGACTGCTCCCGGGGGTAGACTAACTGGCAGTCGCGAGTCGCGTTTTTGATATCCAAGATAGCTGTTGATGTAAAAAGTAACCAGCTTGCCCCATTTGTTACGGCTGGCATCAAAGTCTGCCAAGGTAACACGGGGTATAATTTTCCAAAATTTGATTGGAGTATTGTCAATAATGGCTTGTGCAACACGTTCTGATACACCGATATCTATTAACACTTTCTTTTGTGTGGCAGCATCTTTTGTCTGCCCATAAAAATACTGGCTATTGGTTAATACCAAATTCACAATGTCGTTTACTGCTGTACCAGCCTCGAGACTTTTAACTGTTGCTGTAAAGTCTGCGGTTGCTGCTGGTGTGTTACTGTTGGAATCTGCCTGCGAGTTGGCTTTGGCATCAGTTTCGGCCACTTTGCGTGACGGGGCTTTTTGTGGTTCAACAATGCCGGAGGCTTTTATATTTTCGTCCATGAACACAAAAGCTATTTTGTCAGAATAATTAACTGTGTTGTCCTTGCGCTCAAGCTCGTTCCAAGCATTATATGCCGCAGTAAAACTCTTGGTCTTGACCGAGATTGGCGAATCTGCTACACCAGGATCAGTGGGCTTCACAGTGTCAGGTTTGCGTACAGCACCAGGATTGGCGTCAGGATCAAATTCCCCAGCTGGACCCGACGTGTCACCAGCAGAAGCTCTTTTATTTTCAGCCTCTTGACGTGCTTTGGTATCGTCTTGTGCGGCCTTTATTTTTGCCTTGCGTTCTTTATCCTCGTCAATGCCTTTTTGTATAGCATCATTGACCTCTTGTGTGATGTCTCCAGCAAAATAATCACCCACTGTACCTGCTGTAATTTCCATGCGTGTCTTGATGGCTTGTACAGTTTCAAGATTGGCACCGTGGTTGAACGGGATAGCATCAACATCATATGTGGCACCTTGTACTCCAGCTTTGATCTTGATGCGTGTTATTTTAAGCGGGAACCATTTTCTTTGAGTTGGGATGGCACCGAGTGCTCCTGTATCATCTTGGCCAAAAAAGTTCAACTCCAACAAGTAAGGCATGTCAAGATAGTTTTTACCGTTTAGGCCCACATTGTTAACATGCATCAAGCGATCTACCAGTGTCATGCCGTAGGGCTCAACAATGGTGAATTTAAATTGCAAAGCATTGCTGCTGCGAGTAGCCGAGCTCATACCAACAATGGTTTCCATTTTGAAACTGTCAAAATAAAAGTCTGTTTGAAATTCTGGGTTTCTATTGTTGTGATATCTTGAACCTGAACTGATCAATGTAACCGATGGGGTAAAATCGTAGGGATTTTCACACATTCTGTTGTAGTCGTCCTTGGTCAAGACATGCAGTGTTAGATTGTAGGTGTAGCTGGCATAATTGTCTAATGGATTATCGCTTGGCGTAACTATTTTTGCCTGCGGTCCAGCCACTTGAGTAGCTGGGGTTGCATTTGCTTCGTCAGCAGCATTATACCCAGTATAAGATCCGCGGCCGGCGCCGGCACCGTTATAAGAGGGACCACCAATAACCACAGCATCGGGCTGTTCAGTTTCTTCTTGGTTGTTTGCTTCGTCGGCGGTTACAGGATCCGCATGATCGCCGCTGTCTGTACCAGTATCCTGCGTGTCAGAATTGGTATTGCCAGTGGCTGCATCGCCAGCGGTGTTTGCGCCAGGATTGATATCTCTTTCAATTTGATTTTTGTCAAACTTGTTTGCTATGCGTGTTAAGTTGTCACCAGGAACCACAGTGTGTGATGTTCCATCAGGCAGCAACACACTCTGGCCAGGATAGATCAAATCGGGATTACTAAACTGAGGATTTAGTCCCTCAATGTCTTGTAGTGTACTCATTGTTTATAATCCCAAGTTGCTTGCTAGAGTTGTTTTCTTAGGTATCATGATGCTAGTACCTGCACGAAAATCAAACACAGGATCGTCTATGGCATTGGGATTACGAGCACGAAATACCCACCATAATGCGCTGTCACCGTACAAGTCAAATGCCAACAAGTCCGGGCGGAACTCGTAAATTTTGTCAATAACATAGTTGACATCATCTACTTGTTTGCTTATTGTTCGCGAAACCAAAATATCTAAAAATTTACCTTGTCCAAAAGTATTGGTATTAAAGTAAGGACTGGCTTTTGAATATGCTGCGGTCATAGGAAGCCTCCGTTGCCGGCAAGTAATTGTCCCTGACTAAACTTGCTCAATGTCATGTTGTTGTAAACATTGTTTCTGCTGTACACTGGCTGTAGTGTAACGCTGATTTGACTGGTGGTTGGTAGTCTTGCCACCTGTTGATTGGTTGAACTTACTGCACCGTCAGACTCGTAAAAACTTTGACTGCCCGAGTATTTGAATTCCACATAGTCACATTCGGCTGGCATAGTGTGTTGAAAACTGGTGATCACACATGTGACGTTGGGGAAATAAAAATCGCCATATCCATTGAGAGTGACAATGGGCGGTGGGTTTCCAGCTAGATCATCATTACCAAAGAACATTTTTGTACAGGTTCTAAAGAAGTAAATTGCTGCCAATAGGTACACCGCATCATCGTGATTTTGCACTGTGAAATCTCCAGCAATAGTAATGGCAGCAATGTCGCTACCTTCGTAAAAGTAGTTCTTGTAGTTGCTGTGTGTCAGCGCTTGTTCTTGATAGCGAGCATTGTGTGTGACACTGACTGTGGGTGTGTAGGGAAATACCACACCGTTGGTTTTTGAAACTAAGGGTGCAAACATTGGGTTGTTTGCAAATATGCTCCAGTCCAACAAGCCAATACGCAAGCGCCAGTCAGATTTTAAAGGATTGTTTGGGTCAGTGGGCGTAGTGATGTTAACGCCAGGTGCAGATGTTTTGTTAAACAAAGAGGCTACACCTCCGTCAAAGAGTCCAGCAATTTGCTTTCTTATGCCTGCGGGATCAACTATGTTCAGTAAGGTATCGCCAATGCCGGGTCTTCCGGTGATCCCGCCGTTGTTGGCTGATGGGTCTGTTTGTCCTGCTGATGGGTTGAGTGCCATAAATAATAATCCGTTTGCAGTATTTATTGACAAATATTAAGTGCTAATATTATAAAAAGGTTGACAAACTTTGCAAACTTTGTTATTATTGTTCTAGTATTAGGAGATGCAAAATTAAGCACAATTACCTCAACAACAAGGATATCTTAAAAGAAATCCACAAGAGCAAGACAACATACTGTACTTACACTCGGCCTGACTATGCAGATTACGATATCATTCTTCCCGATATCAGCAAATTAAACAAAAAGAACACCTTGGAAGGTAGACGCTTACGTGCCGAAAGATTGGCCAAACTAGCACACGAGGCAGCAACTAGTGACGGTACCAAGCGTAAACTGGACGAATTTGAAGTCAAACTCAAAGATGTCAAGGATACTGATGTAGTGTTCAGAGTAATGAGTTGGGAGCATGTGCCGCTGGATAATGCCAAAACTCGCAAGGCACGTATGGCAGCATTGGAAATTGAGGACGAGGAAGATCCCTTAATTGTAGAGTTTGACGAGGCCGATACTGAGCATAACAAGTATGTCAAAGTGAACTTTCCGCCATTCCAGCACTACAAACTGGACGAAAATGGTGAACCCTATTGTGTGGGCAAAAGCCATTGGCGTGGTGATTTGGCAACAGGTGAGTTTACTCGTGACCACGGTGCTATTACTAGAACGCTGGCCAACATGTACATGAAACTGTGTGAGCGCTATGCTACACGTAGCAACTGGCGCGGATACACCTACAATGATGAAATGCGAGCACAGGCCTTGCTACAGTTAACTTACATTGGGCTAAGGTTTGACGAAAGCAAGAGCCAAAACCCATTTGCCTATTATACAGCAGCAGTTACTAACAGTTTCACTCGTGTGCTCAACATCGAAAAGCGCAATCAAAACTTGCGTGATGACATTTTAGAAATAAATGGACTGAACCCCAGTTACACACGTCAGGGCATGGGCGGCGGCTACGTGTCAGTAGATGGCGGGCACGACGACTGAGCAAATTGGCCGTTGCTCTAGGGCACGGCAGTTTGCTATACTGTGTAGATGAGTAACTTATTTAAAAAAGCAGCAATCTTTACTGACATACACTTTGGGCTCAAATCAAACAGTCAACAACACAACGAGGACTGTTTGAACTTTGTCAAGTGGGCTACAGCCAAAGCCAAATCAGAAGGTTGCGAGACAGCCATGTTTCTTGGCGACTGGCACAACAATCGTGCCAGCATCAACATCGTCACACTCAACTACAGCCTGCGGGCCTTGGAACACCTAAATGATAATTTTGAACGTGTTTTCTTCATTCCTGGCAATCATGATTTGTATTATCGCGATAAACGTGATATCCAATCAATTGAATGGGCTCGTCACCTCCCGAACATTCAAATTGTTAACGATTGGTTTGTTGGTGATAATGTGGTTATCGCTCCTTGGCTCTGCGGAGACGACCACAAGCGATTGCCTAAACTCAAAGGACAATACATCTTTGGTCACTTGGAACTCCCGGGCTATCTAATGAATGCCATGGTGGCCATGCCTGATCATGGCGAGGTCAGGCGTGAAGACTTTGCTCACTTTGGACATGTGTTTACAGGACACTTTCACAAGCGCCAGACCAAAAACAACGTAACCTATATTGGAAATGCGTTTCCGCACAACTATGCCGATGCCGGAGACGACGACAGAGGTTTGACCATATTGGAATGGGGCAAACCGCCCGAGTATCATGCTTGGCCTGATCAACCGCGCTATCGTGTGTTCCAACTTAGCGATGTGCTAAAGAACACCGAAGTCATGTTGCAGCCCAACATGCACATTCGTGTAAATCTGGACATTGACATCAGCTACGAAGAAGCCAGTTTTATCAAAGAAACTTTTGTAGGCCAGTATAATTTACGTGAGCTCACCTTGATCCCGGCCAAGGTCACGGACTTGACCGAATACGAAATACAGGGCAATATCGAATTTGAAAGCGTGGACCAAATTGTTACAGGTCAACTTACCACGCTGGAAAATGGCAAGTTCAATAAAAATCTACTACTAGACATCTATCGCAACCTCTAATGTTCAAAATAAAAGATCTCGCAGTTAAAAATTTCATGAGTGTGGGCAATGCCACACAGGCCGTAAACTTTGATCGTAACGATTTAACCCTGGTGCTGGGTGAAAACTTAGACTTGGGCGGGGACGATTCTGGCGCACGTAACGGCACAGGCAAGACCACAATCATCAATGCACTCAGCTACGGGCTGTACGGGCAAGCGCTCACAAACATCAAGAAAGACAACTTGATCAACAAGACCAACGGCAAGGGCATGATGGTTACAGTGGACTTTGAAGTGGGCGGCATCAACTATCGTATTGAGCGTGGACGAAAACCCAATGTGATGCGGTTCTTTATTGACGATACTGAACGTGAGATCACGGACGAGAGTCAAGGCGACAGTCGCGAGACACAGGCTGACATTGAACGCATGTTGGGCATGAGCCACGAGATGTTCAAGCACATTGTGGCACTCAACACCTATACAGAGCCGTTCCTTAGTTTAAAAGCAAACGAACAACGCCTTATGATTGAACAGTTGTTGGGCATCACACTACTCAGTGAAAAAGCCGAACGACTGAAAGAATTGGCCAAAGCCACAAAGGATGCCATCACTGCTGAAGAGTTTCGTATCAAAGCAGTAGGCGATGCCAACCGACGTATACAGGATCAAATTGATGCACTCTTACGACGCCAGAATTTATGGAATAGCAAAAAGACAAACGATGTTGCAGCGTTGCAGACAGCTTATGATGAACTTGCTAAACTGGACATTGAAGCTGAATTATCTGCACACAAGGCACTAGCCGACTACAACATCAAGCGCAAAGCCATTAATGATCTCAACGGCTGGATCCGGCGTTGCGAACTGGACGAACAGCGTGAACTAAAAGAAATTGACAAGCTCAAGAAAGACATCGCAGCATTAGAAAATCATACTTGTCACAGTTGTGGGCAAGGGTTTCACGACGACAAACAAGAACAGTTGCTAGAAGAAAAACGTCGAGCACTACAAGAAGCAGCTCTACAAGCACTGGCAACCAACACACAGATGATGGAGCATCAAGATGCACTAGCTGAACTGGGTGAATTGGGTGCGATGCCAAAGGTGTTTTATGATAACGAAGAAGATGCGTTTGAACATCGTTCAAGTATGGGCAGTTTACTTGCACAGCTTACATCCAAACAAAATGAGCAAGATCCCTATGTAGATCAAATTCGTGAGATGCAGGAACAGGCGCTAGAAGAAATTGACTTTGGTGTTATGAACGAGCTAGATGAACTACGCACACACCAAGACTTCTTGCATAAACTGCTGACCAACAAAGACAGTTTCATTCGTAAACGCATTATTGATCAGAACTTGAGCTACTTGAATGCTAGATTAGGACAATACTTAGATCGCATTGGTCTCCCGCATACTGTAAAATTCAACAACGATCTAACTGTAAGCATTACAGAACTAGGACGTGATCTAGACTTTGACAACTTGAGTCGTGGCGAACGCAACAGATTGATTCTATCATTGAGCTGGGCGTTCCGTGACGTATGGGAAAGTCTATACCAGCCCATCAACTTGTTGTTCATTGACGAACTAGTTGACAGCGGCATGGATTCAAGCGGAGTAGAAAACGCACTGGCCATTCTCAAGAAGATGAGCAGAGAACACAATAAGAGTATTTGGTTAGTTAGTCACAAAGACGAGCTTGCAGGCCGTGTCAACAACACGCTCAAGGTTGTCAAAGAAAACGGCTACACTAGCTACGACACAGATTTAGAAATAACATAATTTTTATCATGGCATTTTAAGGCATAACTATATGTGTAATGACCTGGTACTATCAAGGAACCCCCGTAGAAACTCTACCCGAAGACTGTGTGGGCTTTGTATACCTCATTACAAATAATCTATCTGGCAAAAAGTACATAGGCAAAAAACTAGCGAAATTCGCAAAAACCACTTATAAAACAGTAAAACTCAAGAACGGCACAAAGAAAAAGCAAAAGATCCGCAGCAAAGTGGACAGCGATTGGCAAACCTATTATGGCTCAAACG